ATGAAAAGAGTACTATTTTCAATGTTTTTACTGCTTGCTGCCGGCTTCACTTTTGCTCAGGAGAAGAACGTAAAAGAAGCTAAAAGCATTGCTAACGAAGTAAAACCAAACTTTGCCCAAGCAGAGAAACTTATCAATGGAGCCTTGACGAATGCCGAGACTAAGGACAACGCTGAGACATGGGATGTAGCAGGATTTATCCAAAAGAGAATCAATGAGAAGGAAATGGAGAATGCATATTTGAGAAAACCTTATGATACTCTTAAAGTGTACAACAGCGCATTGAACATGTGCAAATATTACTTTAAATGTGATGAGCTTGCACAAATTCCTAATGAAAAAGGTAAAATCAAAAACAAATACAGAAAATCTAATAGTGCTGCTATATTAGCCGCACGTCCTAATTTGATTAATGGCGGTATCCAATTCTTTAATCTGGATAAGAACAAAGAAGCACTCGATTTCTTTGCAACTTATGTAGATGTTGCCATTAATCCGATGTTTGAAAAAGAAAATCTGCTTCAAACAGATACCGTATTGCCTCAAATTGCTTATTATGCAAGCTTAGCTGCAGCCAAAATGGAAGATTATCCAAGTGTGCTGAAATATGCTCCATATGCAAAAGAAGATAAAGAAGTGGGTAAATATGCCATGGAATTTATTTCTACAGCATTGAAAGCTCAAGGCGATACTATCAAATGGATTGCTTCCTTGAAAGATGGTATTCAAAAGTATCCTGAACATTCATTCTTCTTCGGCCATCTGATTGATTATTATAGCAATAACAATAAGTTTGACGAAGCAATGCAGTTTGCAGATGATATGCTGGCTAAGGATCCTAATAATACATTTTATTTGTATGTAAAAGGATATCTTTATCATAACATGAAAGATTATGATAAAGCTATTGAGTTCTACAAAAAGACTATTGAAGTAGATCCTAACTACGCAGAAGCATATTCTAATTTAGGTTTAATCTATTGCTTGCAAGCACAGGATTTCTCAGAGAAGGCTACTACTGATGTCAATGATCCGAAATACAAAGAAGATCAAGCTACACTGAAAGTTTTCTATGAAAAGGCTAGACCTAATTATGAAAAAGCAAGAGAACTGAAACCTGATCAGAAAGATTTATGGTTGAATGGACTGTACCGAGTATACTATAACTTGCAAATGGGTCCGGAATTCGATGAAATTGATAAGATGATGCAATAATAATAAAAAGAGAGATAGCGCAAAATGTGAGCTATCTCTCTTTTACATATTTTATTTATAGTGATATTCTATGAGAGGAGTAGTTATTTTTTTAGTAACCTCCTTGATATATTAAACATAATCGTGATTATAAATAAAATCACAAAAGTAATATTTAGCTTTGCGCCATACCTAAAATAAACGGTTATGGCGCATTTATTTTATAAGAACTATTCAAAGAAGTATTGTAAGGTAATCGTTCGTTATATGGACTATAACGATGATTTTCACGTCAAAACTTTTAAGGATTGTACTCTTATTGAAGCTTCTGATGTTTTCAAGGCTTATGCTCGTGCCTATGGTTGGACTTTTTTAAGTTATGATACAGTTGATTATTAACCCTTAATATTACGATTATGGATAAAGAAAAGATTTACAAGACTATTGAAATTATTGTCAAAGCGGTTGTAGCTATTTCAGCCGTTTGGCTTTGTGTATCTTGCACAATGTCTATGAGTATCAGTAAAAACAATACTAACAGTAGCCAGTCTACGGAACAGTCGCAAGCTACTTCCGTTGATAGTACACAGGTTGATTTGCAGATACGTTGATTATGGCTTTATTTAACCCGTTCTGTAAGTGTTTGCATCCCCAGCGTATATTAAATCCCTATACGCATGAATATATGACTGTCCCCTGTGGACATTGTGAAGCGTGTGTTCTTGCTAAAAATTCCCGTTACGCTTTTCAGTGTGATTTAGAGAGTTACGCTTGTAAACATACTGTTTTTGTTACACTTACTTACGCGAATAACTATTTGCCTATTGCTACTCCTGTCCCCTATCCTGTTGACCCCGCTGATGATTATGCAGGTGTTTTCAAGAAGTATTCTTTGATTGACTTTGAAACAGGTGAAAATTTATGCGATTTTGAAATGCAGATTAATAAGCTGGAACTCCTCCAGCAAAAGTTCAATCTCTGTGGTGCTATTCCTTACCTTAGAAAATATGACTTACAATTATTTTTAAAAAGATTTCGTTACTATGTTACTAAAAGACTCTCCCAGGAAAAAGTGCGTTACTTTGCCGTTGGCGAATACGGACCCGTACACTTCCGCCCGCATTATCATCTCTTATTATTCCTCTCCTCGGACGAAGCGTTACAGATATGTTCAAAGGCTGTATCTGAGGCATGGACGTTTGGTCGTATCGACTGTCAAATATCCAAAGGAAAGTGTTCATCATACGTTGCGGGCTATGTTAATAGCAGTTGCACTGTACCCGAAGTTCTTAAAATGCCTTCCGTCTGTCCGTTCAACGTACATTCTCAAAAATTGGGTCAAGGCTTTTTACAAGGTGAACGCTCGAAAGTATACTCACTTACCCCTCGCGAGTTTGTTAAACGAAGTATCGTCCTCAATGGAAATTATAAAGAGTTCGATGTGTGGCGCTCGGCTTACTCTTACTTCTTCCCCAAGTGTAAGGGATTTGTTAGTAAATCTTCACGTGAACGTTCTTACAGTTATGGAATATATGATACAGCTCGGCGTTTATTCCCGTCCGCAGAAACAGCGCTCTCGCTTGCGAAAGAGGTAGCTACTTTTACTTATTTGTTTCATACTACGCCTTATGCCATATTTGTGCAGAATGGTGATATTCTCTATCAAGAACAAAAATTACAAGAATTGTGTAGCTATTTTTATGATTTTGAAGTAGTTAAATATTCGTTGGATAGTGTTGAATTTGATAGATATGTGCATCGTGTCTATGGTGAGTTATTGATTTCTAAACATTTCCTCTATTTTGTTTGCAATAAGCCTACCTTGTCGGAGCAGAAACGTAAGTTGAAGCTTATTGAGGAGTTCTACTCCTATTTGGATTACTCCAATCTTACAAAGTTTTTCGAGAATCAGCAGTTATTCTATGAGAGTGACTTGTATGGTGATGATGATTTGATGTCTGATAATTGGGAAAATAGCTATTATCCTTATTTCTATGATAACATTCGCTCAGACTGTGATTTAGAGGTATTCAAGAAAAGTCCCTGTTATCGTTTGTATTCATCTGATGTTAAGAAGTTATTTGATGACCGCATCAAACATAAAAAGTTGAATGATGCTAATAAAATATTTTTTGATTAATTAATTTAAATTGTGTTGTTATGGCAAACATTATGTCTTTAAAAAACATTCGGAACAAGCCTTCCCGTAATGGTTTTGATTTGTCCCAGAAGATTAATTTTACCGCAAAGGTCGGTGAATTGCTTCCTGTTATGGTTAAGGAAGTCTTACCTGGTGATGTTTTTAACATTGACCTTAAGACTTTTACCCGCACTCAGCCTATTAATACTGCGGCCTTTGCTCGCATGAGAGAGTATTACGACTTTTATTTCGTTCCTTATGATTTGCTTTGGAACAAGGCAGGTACATTGCTTACCCAAATGTATGATAATCCCCAACATGCTGTTGACTTTAACCCTTTGCGTAATTTTACGCTAAAAGGTGAAATGCCTTATCTTACTACCGACCAAATTATTACCTATCTTTGGACTATGCGTCCTAATACTGCCGGCTCTCCTGTTAAGGATGATGTTAAGACTAACTATTTTGGTTACCGTCGTGATAAGTGTACGTGTAAGTTGTTGGAGTATCTTGGTTATGGTAACTTCTTCCCCGCTCTTACCGCTGATGCAGGTTCCTCTATTGACCCTTTTTTGAATCAAGAGTTTAACCCGTTTGGCATGCTTGCTTATCAGAAGATATATGCAGACCATTATCGTGATAGTCAATGGGAAAAGATTTCTCCCTCTACTTTCAATCTTGATTGGATGACTGGTACGGATAATATGCAATTACCTATCAGTGATTCACAGGTCGGTTTTCAAAATACCTATAACCTGTTTGACTTACGTTATTGTAATTGGCAAAAGGATTTGTTTCACGGTGTATTACCTCGCCAGCAATATGGTGATACTGCTTCAGTTTCTTCTCCTCTTTCTTCCGGATTCTTATTTTTTGATAGAATTTCTGTTTCTTCAGAAACTTCTGAAGGTGGCGTTAAGGCTGGTGTTGATGGTGATATTAAGGTTAATGACCAGTCTGATGTTTCTACATCTCTTTCTATTCTCGCACTTCGCCAAGCCGAATTTTTACAAAAATGGAAAGAAATCGTTCAGACCGCCGATAAGGATTACCGAGACCAAATCCAAAAGATTTGGGGTGTTTCCGGTGCTGATGCTACCTCTGAATTGAGTACCTATCTTGGTGGTATCTCTTCGTCCCTTGACATTAACGAGGTAGTAAATACCAATATTACAGGCGATAACGGTGCCGATATTGCCGGAAAAGGTGTCGGAGTTTCTAACGGCCGCATTCATTTTGAAGCAGGTAACCGTTTTGGTCTGATTATGTGTATTTATCATGCTATCCCGTTGTTGGATTACACTACGGATATGATTAACCCCGCCTTTACAAAGGTAAATGCCGAGGACTTTGCTAACCCTGTTTTTGATAAAGTTGGCATGGAGCTTCTTCCGCTATCTTCCATGCTTAACCCCTTGTTGGATGAGGAAACCGAAGCATTACGCGATAAGTCGCCCGGCTTCCTTGGTTATGTTCCCCGGTATATAGATTATAAAACGGCCGTTGATTATTCTATCGGTGGTTTCAAACGTGATTTGTCTTCGTGGATTATCGGTTATGGAAACAAATCTATTATTGAGCAGTTAGGTTCTATTAACGGTGCCGAGCAGCCCGGTTCCTCTGTTGATGATATTAATTATACATTATTCAAGGTAAATCCGAATAGTGTGGATTCAATTTTCGGTGTCAATGCCAATGATGATATATCTACTGACCAATTTCTTTGCAGTACATTCTTTGACATTAAAGCTGTTCGCAATCTTGATGTTGATGGCTTGCCTTACTAACTTTAAAAATATACATTATGTGGTATCCTAAACGTAATTCAATGAAACGGCGTGAGCCTGCTGTTACCCCTTGTTGTTGTAGCTCTGACTATCTTCTGTCCGAGTTCCGGGAAGAATCTCCTGTTGAACAATTTATGTTTCAAGAGCATGAAACACCTCATTCTAATAAGAAATCTTATCGGAAGACGTCAGACATTTATATGTTATTCAATCAACAGCGATTGGATAGAATGAGCCGTGAGCATTTGCTGGAGTATTTCCGCTCGCTTCCTCAAACTGATACACGTATGAACGCTTTGCGTGCAAAATTAGGTGATGAGCAGTTGGCTTCCTTTGTGAAGTCCCGTTTCATCCAGTCAAAAAGTGAGTTGATGTCTTGGAGCCAGTACTTAATGAGCTCACAGGATGGAATGTTAGCTGCCCTTGCTGCCGAGCAAAGCCAAACACAGACAGAGCCCGCACCTACGGACACGCCTCCGTCTGAATAGCAATATATTTTTTTCCTTTTTTCTTCGACATTGCAAAAAACAATGCAAGGATAAATAGCTGGTTTGGCGTTCTGTGGTAAATAATATTAAATGCGTGTGTGCGTCTACGCGCGCGCGTATTTGATATTATTTAGTGCAGGTTGATAAATCAGCTATTTAGCCTTACTTTATCTTTGCAATTTCGTTGAAAATAGGAATAATAATATATTTTAAAAAAACTCATCTGAGCGGGAGCGAAGATACCTCTCTGTCGCCTTGGGCGACGCTCCCGCAATTATAGCGTAACGAAGTGAAGCGCGTCAGGGATAGTAGGCGAGTATGAGCGAAGCGAATATGTTTGAGCCGGATAGCCCGCCCGGACGCCCAAATAAAAATAAAAAATAAAAACCTATGGGAGTTGCAAACGCTGTTGCTACCGGAGCTTCCGGTGCTATGAACGCCGCCGCAAATGTTGCGGCTACTCAAATGACTAACAGTGCTAACAAACAAATAGCACAAATGAATAACGCTTTTAATGAGAAAATGTTGGATAAGCAGATTTCTTACAATAAAGAAGCTTATGAAACTCAAGTCGGCGACCAATGGAAATTTTACAACGATGCCAAGGAGAACACTTGGAAGATGTATGAAGACCAAAAAGCCTATGATTCTGCAAGTGCCCAGCGTGAACGCCTCGAAGCCGCCGGACTTAACCCCTACATGATGATGCAAGGCGGTTCCGCAGGTTCCGCCACTTCTGCCGGTTCTACTGGTGCTCCCGCTGTCGGCGGTATGCAAGGTATTACTCCGCCTACCGCTACCCCCTATTCCGCTGACTATTCCGGTATTGCGGCTGGACTTGGTACCGCTATTGATACAATTCAGCAACTTAAAAACTCCGCTTCCGAACGTGGTGTCAAGGATGCCAGCGCCGCCAATATGCGTATAGAAGGTAAATATATTGCCGCTAAACGTATCGCCGAGGTGTATAAAATGTACAATGATGCCAAGAACGATAACGAGCGTACCGCACTCCAAGGTGTCCTCACTTCTATTGAAAAAGATTTTAAGTCGTCTCAAATGGAAGTGAATAGCGAAACGGCTGCCCAAAAGCGTGCTGAGACAAAGTTGTTGGTTACTGAAAATCTCATTAGGAATCAGAACCTTAATTTCTTGCCTCAAGCCCAAAAGATGCAGCTTGCGCAAGGTGCTGCCGATATTGCGTTGAAGTATGCTTCAAAGAATTTGACTGATGAACAGGCACGGCACGAAATACAAAAGCTTGCTGAAACGATGGCACGTACTGAACTTACCAATCAAAAGACATGGACGGAGCGAGCTAACACTATTAACGCTCAATTGGATAATACATCCAAACAAATGGAAAATCAGTTTAATTCGGAAACTTATAAAAGTCGTGTTCGATTGATTGAAGAGGAGCTTTGGAATGCTTTTACTGAGACCGATAAAATAGGACTTACTCGTACATTGTCTAAGGGTGTCCGTGCATTACATTCTGTTGGTAAGGACATTTATAACTATTTTTCTAAATAATTTTATATCTTTGTATATTCATTTTAAAGATATAATATTATGGAATGGATTATGCTTATTTCTGTCCCTATTGGTTTGCTTGTTTATTGCTGGATTTTCAAGCTTATACGTAATTTCTTGCGTAATTTGCTTAAGTGA